CCTTTATCTACCTGTATGTGGAGGATCATTTCACTAATAAATTTGAACTATGACAGCAAAGGAACAGGCTGAAGATTTAATACTTAAATTTAAGTCAAGTGAATCTCAAGATGGATACAATGATGTAAGGGATTTTCATTCTGCAACAAGATGTTCATTGATAGCTGTAGATCAGATCCTTGAAATTATTGATTCAAATTATGATTTTATTTATTGGAAAGAAGTAAAACTAGAACTAGAAAAATATGACACCTGAAGACTTAGAATTATTCAAGAAGCACATGCCCTTGTACGAAAGCTACAAGAAGCACGCATTTATCCGTAATTATGACAAAGAAGTCTACACGGAAATGATTCACCTGTATACCACTTACGTAAACCCTAAGCACAACTTTAGCCATTGGTGCAGTAGCTGTCGCATGGAGTTGGTCAACTACCTATACGGGTGGTACACTAACACAGAACATACAACGTGGTACAGGGATCAAGAAGAAGTAGTTGCTGAAGAAATAGTAGCACAAGAGGAAGGTGTAGCAGCACCTGTGAAAAGAGGAAGAAAACCAAAAACCACATAAAACCAAATGGACACCAAACCAAAAATAAGACTAGGCAACGGAAAGAAAAGAAGCGCATCTTGGCTGACTGCTGCAATCTGTATATCAGATGCTGAGGCACACGCTTACACCTACAACGGGAAGAAGTATGTGAACTTGAATATCAATATCTATGATAAGCCGAATGAGTACGGGAAGGATGTGGCCATTAACCTAAACGATTACAAAAAGGAAGAAAATTTAAACGCAGAGGTTAACAAGATGTCTACTGCTCCTGCTCCCGTGATGGAAGAAAGCTATGACCTTCCTTTCTAGTGAAAAAGCATACCAAGATTTACATGGAATATTTTAGCTATACGATAGCTGATTTTATTCCATGTGAATCCTGCGGGTCTCAGGCAGTAGACATCCATCACATAAAAGCTAGGGGAATGGGTGGAAGTAAAACAGCGGATCACATAGAAAACCTTATGGCCTTGTGCAGAATCTGTCACGATACTATGGGAGACAAGAAAAGCTACCGGGAATACCTAGAAGAAAAGCACGAACAAAAAATGAATCAACCTAAATAAAAAACCATGGCAAACTTTCAATTAAATTTTAACAGCGAGAAAAAAGTTATCAGCATCACCCTTGACAATGAAGACGGAATCTTTGATTTAGCCTACCTATTCAAGAAGCTTTTAGATGATGCAGGTATACCTAATAAGCTAGAAGAAAAGGATGTAACACCTGTGGAGGCTTTACAAGTAGCAAACGAAAAGCTAGACTAATGCAGATCAAAACAGTTAAACTTTCAGAGGTCAAAAGCAATCCGAATAACCCTAGGATTATCAAGGATGACAAGTTCAGAAAGCTAGTCAATTCTATTCAGGAGTTTCCAAAGATGCTTGAGATCAGGCCTATCGTAGTGAATTCTGATATGATTGTTTTAGGTGGAAACATGAGGCTAAAGGCTTGTAAGGAAGCAGGATTGAAAGAGGTGCCTGTGATCTTTGCGGATGATCTCACAGAAGATGAACAGAAGCAGTTTATAATTAAAGATAACGTAGGCTTCGGTGAATGGGATTGGGATATGATTGCAAATGAATGGGATGCAGACCAGATAGAAGAATGGGGACTAGATCTACCTTTTGATGCAAAGATAGATAACATGGAAGATGGGGAAACCTTAGATTTTGAACAGTCCGTTCAATTAATTCCACCAAAGGAATATATTCTAGTAATGGCAGATCCAAACTCTGAAGAATGGGAAGATTTAAAGAATGTTTTAAAGTTAAAAATGGTAAGAAGGGGAGGATATAAAGAAGGAAGTAGCTTCGATGCAATAAGTCTGGAAAGGGTTTTAAATTGGGTTGATTTTAAAAATAGATATGCTGATAGCAATACCAAGTAAAAACAGAGCAGGTCAAACTACGACTAATAAAATTCTGCCTAACATTGGTACCTTCTTTGTACCTGAAAGCGAAGTACATCAATATCATTATATCAAAAACGTAATTGCAGTACCTAGTTCAGTTCAGGGAATAACTCAAACCAGAAATTGGATTCTAAAAAATACTAATGAAAAGTGGGTAGTATTTTTAGATGATGATGCAAAAAATGTAGGTTATACTGAATTAGGAAGAACACAAGCAAAAAAAATTGATATTAGGGATGAAGGATTCTGGGGGGAGGAATTTTTAAAAGCATTTGATTTATGTGAACAAATGAATTTTAAAATGTGGGGTTTAAAAACAGAGGCAGCACCAAGGTCGGTTTATCCGTATAAACCAATATTGACAAAAACCTATTTAACAGCAAGCTGTATGGGAATGGTTAATGATGGGGAATTTTTATTTGATGAAAGCTTTAAAGTCAAGGAAGATTACGAGATCTGCTTAAGACATATTGTAAAGTATGGAGGGATTTTAGGAATTAGGTACATACATTGGGAAAATGAGCATTGGAAAACCGAAGGAGGATGCAAGGACTATCGGACAGTAGATATGGAAAGGGATGCGATAAAAAAGCTAAATAAACTGTATCCGGGAATGATTAGAAGTGCAAAAAGAAAAGCAAACACGTTTACAATTCAATTAAACCTTTGATCTATAATTATCAAAACTCAACACTATGAAAAAGCCTGAGAGATCTGTAATAGAGAAAGCCATTGTGAAGGCATTTGGGAACCTATCTACGGCTGCAAGATCATTGCAGGTAGATAGAGTAACCTTGTACAAATGGATCGAGCAGGAGGGCTTAGAACAGGCTGTAATCGAAGGCAGGAATACTAGGCTAGATTTTGTAGAAAGCAAGCTAGATCAGAAGATAGATGGCGGGGATACTACTGCCATCATTTTCTTTCTGAAAACTCAAGGCAAATCCAGAGGCTATGTAGAAAGGCAGGAAGTGACCGGGGCAGATGGAAAGAAACTTTTTGAGGTTACTATAATCGATGCAGACAAATAGCATCCAGACAAACAAAGTATTCAGGCACCTAGAAGAAAGCACTGCTAAAATAGTTGTGCAGCAAGGAGGCACCAGATCAGGCAAAACTTTTAACATCCTGCTTTGGATCATCTTTGCTTACTGCCAAAGAAACGAGGGAAAGATAATCACGATCTGTAGGAAGTCCTTCCCGGCTTTGAGGGGTACGGTCATGAGAGACTTTTTCCAGATCCTCAAAGATCATGACATCTACTCAGAAGATGATCACAGCAAAAGCAATAACGAATACAGGCTTAACGAAAACACGATCGAGTTTATAAGTTTAGACATGCCTCAAAAAATCAGGGGTAGAAAGCGGGATCTACTTTTTGCAAATGAGGCAAACGAACTAACGCAGGAAGATTGGACGCAGCTTCTGTTCCGAACCAACGAAAAGGTGATTCTGGATTATAACCCATCTGAAGAATTCCATTGGATCTATGATCAGGTGCTAACCCGGTCAGATGTCGAGTTCTTCCAGACTACCTACAAGGATAACCCATTTTTAGGCGATGTAATCAAAGATGAAATCGAAAGGCTCAAAGGGATAGATGAAAACTATTGGAGGGTGTACGGGCTTGGTGAACGGGGGCAGGCTAGATCCTTGGTATATACTTTCAGTACCACAAAAGAAATACCAAAGGAAGCAAAGCTAGTAAGCTACGGGCTTGACTTTGGGTATAGTTCAGATCCTACTAGTTTGGTAAGAACCTACATCCTAGATGATAATATGTATGTCGATGAACTGCTATACAGAACCGGGATGACAAACCAAGATATTGCAAACGAAATGAAAGTTCTGGGGTTGGATCGCAGCAATGAAATCTATGCGGATTCAGCTGAGCCTAAAAGTATAGAAGAAATCTACAGGATGGGATGGAATGTAAAGCCTACTATCAAAGGATCTATCAACATAGGGATTGACATAATCAGGAGATACAAGCTGATCGCAACCGAAAGCAGTTTCAACTTGATCAAGGAACTCAGGAACTACAAGTACATCGAAGATAAAAATGGTTTGCTAACTAATCGCCCCGTGGATAATTTTAATCACGCATTGGATGCCCTGCGCTATTCGGTAGTGAATAAGATTTCAAAGAGCCATCTAGGCAGGTACTCTTTCAGATAGAAACATATACCAAACAAAATATATTTAGAATTATGTGGGATAAATTAACGGTCGGGCAGTTCATAACCTTGTACGATATCGAGGCAAGCCAAAACCTAAACATCATCGAAAAGCAGCAGAAAATGCTAGCGGTGATCGAGGGTAAGAATGAGCGGGAGTACGATGACTACAAGTACAGGGACTTGATACAGGAGTATGGGGAGAAGCTTTCTTTCTTTAACAATATCCCTGAGTCAAAGCCTGTGGACTTCCTAGAGGTAGGTGATAACCGCTACAAGTTCTGCTATGAATTGCAGGAGATAACAGCAGGGCAGTACATAGATATCCTTTCCTTCAGCGGTGAGATCATGCAGTTGAACAAGATCGCTGCCTGCTTCTTTCTACCAATGGAGGGTGACAAATACAAAGGCTATGGGGTAGTGCCTCATGAGGTGGTAGCCGATGATTTGCTAGAGGCTAACTTCTTGCAAGTTTACGGGTGCATGCTTTTTTTTTGTCAATTATTCAACGAGTTAATAAGCAGTACCATAACCTACTCAATTCAGAACAAGGAGATGGCGGAGAAAGCAGCCCGTTTATGGCACGCTGGGGTTGGATATACAGCACAAAACAGGTGGCAGACTTCAACAACATAACGGTTAATGAGGCCTATGATTTACGGGTAGTCGAATATCTAAACTGCCTAGCATATTTAAAGGATTACAATAAACACAAGGATCTCGAATACAAGAAATGGCAGTTGCAACAAAGGAACAGGTAGACGGACTAGTCAACATCGGAGGCAGGAGGCTGAAGGGTAACGAATTTGTCGCTGCCGTAGAAGGGCAACTTGTTAAAAATATCACGGATGCCATGAATAAACTTGGCATTTCGATAGTAGATAACCTAGCAAAATATGCACCCGTAGATCAGGGAAAGTTAGCAGGTTCTTTTAGGGTTTTAAAAGTAAGCGAAACCAAGACAGGCTACCGGTTAGAAATTAGCGTAGGTGCTGAATATTCAGATTACCAAGATAAGGGGGTAAGGGGTATACAGAACAGGCGCAAGACCTACAAGAATGCTGAAGGTAGATTCTACCAATTCAAAACATACGGGATGCCTCCTGAGGTACTAGTAGAATTAGAAGGATGGATGAAGCGGAAGAACATGGAGATAGATGCGACAAATCTAATCGAGGGAAGGCAGATGCTACCACAGATTTCTAGCAGCGCAAAGAGGCTAGCATACTACATTAAAAAGTACGGTATTGAAGGAAAGATGTTTGTAAAGAAATCAATTGACGAAGCAACACCAGAATTCAACATCGACATTCAAAACATTGGATTTAATTCCCTTACATTAAAGATAAGCAAATGATAACCCTAGTAGAACCTACCAATA